GTTTTCGATGCGATCGCGTTTCGGGTTATCAATGACCGAACGGCGGCGGGTATCTTCCTGCCAGTAGATGGACAGGTTATCCAGACGGGTGATCAGCACGGCATTAGCCGGGAATGACGGGGCGCGGACAGCCTGCAGGCCCCCCATGCGTTTCTGACTGATAATCAGATCAGCGGCCAGCGCCTCGGTGTTTGCCTGCTCCTTATTGACCAACGGGAAATACTTGTCAGACAGCAGCTCACGGCCACAGATCACAACCAGTTCCGCATCATCCTGGAAAACCGGGTCAATAAGCTCATTGACGGCATCCATCACCAGCGCATCCAGGTTGGAATATTTACCGCCCTTGCCTACCTTCACCGGGTCTGCAGTAGTGGTGCCATCTTCAGCCGTGGTGCTGCCCATCACGCAATCCGCCGCATCTTCGCGGACCTTCTGCAGCCAGCCTTTGTTAACGTCCTGCAGCAGCGGGTTAGCGCCACGATTTGAGGTTTTGGCACGCTTCACACCGTTAAACCCGATCATGATGCGGTCCAGCGCCTGACGCTTGACGATGGCGTTACGGATGCGCACCTGGAAATCCTGGAATTTCGCCCACAGGTCCAGTTTTGCGTAGGTCAGCACCGTATCAAAATTGGTCTGCTCGCACTTGTACTCAACATCAACCATGACCGTCGGATCGGTTGGTTCGCGCTCCTTCGTGGTCGTGTCAGTCGTCCCGGCAATGGTGCTACCGACGCCCAGACCCAGCAGCTGGCCTGACTGTTCAGTCACCCCAATGATGTTAATCATGGTCAGGAATGCGGCGGACTGCTGGATCTGGTCTTCAAGCGTCTGCTGCACCGATGGCTCCACGGTGAACTTGCTGGACAGCTCCTCAACTTCCACGCCATTCAGGCGCGCCAGCTGCTGCAGATAGGCGTTAAAGGCAAAACGTGTTTTCTTTTTCATGGGTTCTTATGCTCCATCAGCAATTGGTCAGGGTGCCTGCCGGTGCGTTACCGCCCGGCGCGCGCTGGCGATAATCTTTGCGGCTGTCTTCCTGTTGCAGCTGCTGCTCCAGTTCCGCAAAGGCGGTCTGCTGCTCCTGAAGGGAGGTTTCCAGCGCAGCAAGGCGTTTATCCTGCGCGGAGAGGGATTGATCGGTGCGTTCGCTCAGGCTCTGCTGCTCGGTGGCGACCAGCTCAACAGCACGATGCACATCTGAAAAACGCGCATCATCGGTTTGCTCTTTTTTGGTGAACATCGCTGTAACGCGGGCAAAGAGGGAGGTTTTTTCGCCCTGGACCTCTTCCCACTCGATCAGCATTTCTTCTGCGGCAGTAAAGAGGTTTTCCGGGCTTTGTTTGCGCCCTGCCAGCGGGTTGCTTTTGGCGCTGGCGCTAAACTGCAGCATTTCTGTACCCAGGCTTGCCGGGTCGTCAGTCGCTGCCAGGCCAACCAGGTACGCTTTGCCGGTATCAGCAAAACTGGTATTGACCTCCATCGAGGTGAACAGCTTTTGCAGCTTGCGGGTATACGCCACCAGATCATCTGACGGGGTGATCCACGCATACAGGGCCATTTTCCCCTTCAGCGGGCCATCCGCAATTTCTTCGGCCTCCAGCTTATCCACGGTCCCGAAACGGCGGAATGGGCTGTCCGGGGTGTAGCCCTTGATGTGTTCCAGATTAATCAGCGCGGTATAGACCTGCGGGTTATAGCTTGCCGCCATCTGCTCCAGCCAGGCACGCTCGATGGTGCGCCCGTCCGTTGTTGCCCCTTCCACACCAATGCGGAAGCGTTTTGCTTTAACTGCCATTTGAGCGACTCCATCAAATAACTCAGTGAGGCCTTATGGTTGCTGTGATGGAGGGGGCGAAACAACGCGCAGACCTTGTGCGGTAAACCACACAAAAGCCAGCCGGGGAAAGGCTTCTGTCAAGGCCGTAGTCTTGTGCCATGAACACAACATTGACTCCCGCAGACCTCGATCCCCGTCGGCAGGCACTACTGCTGTATTTTCAGGGATACCGCATAGCCCGCATTGCAGAAATGCTGGGCGAGAAAGCCGCAACCGTTCACAGCTGGAAAAAGCGCGACAAATGGGGCAGCTATGGTCCGCTTGACCAGATGCAGCTCACCACCGCCGCGCGCTACTGCCAGCTCATTATGAAGGAGCAGAAAGAAGGGAAGGACTTCAAGGAAATTGACCTGCTGGCGCGCCAGTCAGAGCGCCACGCCCGGATCGGGAAATTTAACAACGGCGGCAACGAGGCCGATTTAAACCCGAACGTGGAAAACCGCAACCGCGGCCCCCGCAAACCACCTGAAAAAAACCTGTTCAGCGACGAACAGATAGAAAAGCTGGAGGAGATTTTCCGCGCTGGCATGTTCGAATATCAGCGCCACTGGTGGGAAGCAGGGATTAAGCATCGTATCCGCAACGTGCTTAAATCCCGCCAAATCGGGGCAACGTATTATTTTGCGCGTGAGGCACTGATCGATGCGCTGGTGACTGGTCGAAACCAAATTTTCCTGTCAGCGAGTAAAGCCCAGGCGCATGTTTTTAAAGGCTACATTATTGATTTCGCCAAAGAGGTCGATGTAGAGCTTAAAGGCGATCCGATGGTCTTGCCGAACGGTGCCACACTGTATTTTCTGGGGACCAACGCCCGCACCGCGCAGAGCTACCACGGCAACCTGTACCTAGACGAATATTTCTGGATACCGAAATTCCAGGAGCTGCGAATAGTCGCCTCCGGTATGGCGCTGCACAAAAAGTGGCGACAAACCTATTTTTCCACCCCATCCAGCCTGACGCACAGCGCCTATCCCTTCTGGTCTGGTGCGCTGTATAACCGTGGTCGCTCAAAAACGGACCGTGTGGATATCGACCTCACCCACTCAGCGCTGGCGGCTGGCCTGCTTTCTGCTGACGGTCAATTCAGGCAGATCGTGACGGTGGAAGATGCCGTGCGCGGCGGCTGTAACCTGTTCGACCTCGACCAGCTGCGACTGGAATACAGCCCGGACGAATACCAGAACCTGCTTATGTGCGAGTTTATTGATGATCTCGCGTCCGTGTTCCCGCTTTCCGACCTGCAGGCCTGCATGGTGGACAGCTGGGAGGTCTGGGAAGATTTTCATGCACTGGCCCTGCGCCCGTTTGGCTGGGGCGAGGTGTGGATCGGATATGACCCGGCGAAAGGCACCCAGAACGGTGACAGCGCCGGATGCGTCGTTATCGCCCCGCCAGCCGTTCCCGGCGGCAAGTTCCGCATACTGGAGCGCCACCAGTGGCGGGGAATGGACTTCCGCGCCCAGGCAGAAGCCATCCGCCAGCTCACACTGCAATACAACGTGACCTATATCGGCATTGACTCCACCGGCGTCGGTCACGGCGTCTATGAGAACGTTAAAGGCTTTTTCCCTGCTGTTCGGGAGTTTGTCTATAACCCCAACGTCAAAAACGCCCTGGTGCTCAAGGCATACGACATCATCAGCCACCGCCGCATTGAGTTTGACGCCGGTCATACCGACATTGCGCAGTCATTCATGGCTATCCGCCGGGCCACTACCGCCAGCGGAAACCGCCCCACCTACGAAGCCAGCCGAAGCGAAGAAGCCAGCCATGCAGATTTGGCCTGGGCGACCATGCACGCATTGTTTAACGAACCGCTGCAGGGCGAGGCAGCAAACACCAGTAACATCGTGGAGATTTTTTAATGTCTGAGAACACCGTACAGGATGTAATGCCGCCTGACGAACTAACCAATAACTCAGCGTCTACCCAGGCTTTCAGCTTTGGAGATCCCATACCTGTACTGGACCGCCGCGAACTCCTGGATTATGTGGAGTGCGTGCAGATGGACAGATGGTATGAACCGCCAGTGAGTTTTGACGGGCTGGCACGCACATACCGCGCCGCCGTCCATCACAGCTCCCCGATTGCCGTCAAACGAAATATCCTGACCAGCACGTTTATCCCGCACCCTTTGCTGAGTCAGCAGGCATTCAGTCGTTTTGTGCAGGACTATCTGGTGTTTGGTAACGCTTATCTGGAGAAAAGGACTAACCGGTTGGGCGGTATTCTGTCGCTGGAGCCATCGCTGGCGAAATACACCCGACGTGGGATCGACCTCGATACTTACTGGTTTGTGCAATACGGCATGACCACACAGCCGTATGAGTTCACCAAAGGCAGCATTTTTCACCTGATGGAACCAGACCTGAACCAGGAAATTTACGGCCTGCCGGAATATCTGTCCGCAATTCCCTCTGCACTACTTAATGAGTCCGCTACGCTGTTTCGCCGTAAGTATTACATCAACGGCAGCCACGCCGGGTTCATCATGTACATGACCGACGCAGCGCAGAACCAGGAGGACGTGAACAACATCCGCCATGCGATGAAAAGTGCCAAGGGACCCGGGAACTTCCGAAACCTGTTTATGTACTCCCCCAACGGGAAAAAAGACGGCATCCAGATCATCCCATTGTCAGAAGTAGCGGCAAAGGATGAGTTTCTGAATATCAAAAACGTGAGCCGTGATGACATGATGGCGGCGCACCGTGTACCACCACAGATGATGGGGATTATGCCGAGCAATGTTGGAGGATTCGGTGATGTGGAAAAAGCCAGTCGAGTTTTTGTCCGAAATGAGCTTATACCACTACAGAAACGGATTGAGGAATTAAATGATTGGCTACATATAGAAATTATACAATTCCAGTCATATAAACTCTAATCACCATCTTTAAATTTACATCATTCAAAATAAAAGAAGGGCTCTCGCCCTTCTCTTTATAAATTCCTCAAAAAAGCTCTCACATCATCAAAAACAGGTGATGTCAAATCAAAATAACCTTTTAAAGCAGCCATACCAGCACTTGGTATAAACTTCTCCATCCCTGCTAAAAATGCGTGCATGTATGCCTTGTGAATATTTTTAGGGAATACATATGGACAGCCTGAATTATCAGGCGCCAAAATAGCCTTTAATTCGTCGATATATCTTTTAGAGGCCGTTTTCACTGGATGATCTCCTAACGCCTCCAATATCAAACTTTCCAGCATCCCTTTATCAGTAAATCCAGGAGCAATGAAAATCCCAACATTCATTGCTCCATCACTTTCAAAGGTGTTATGTCCTTTAGGAATGGGAAGAGAGTTTTTTCTTAAGTAATAACATATACTTTCTACGGCAGCCTTTTGACTGTCATCAGCATCTCTTACAATCCCCATAGAGGTAACTTTTTGAAAATTAGGTTCATTTAAAATCAACTCAAGTTCAGTGGGGAACTGATCTTTACCCTTAGATTCAACGATTTGAACGTCAGTTATCCCCTCTGCATTTAGAAATGCACTGAAGAAATTAATTTCATCACGACCTTCGACTAATAATAACTTTTGCCTCTCTATTCTTGATGACATTATCTTATATCCCAATCACGTTCAACAGAAGCAACTAAAGATGCTGCACCATAATGTTTAGGAATAATTTCGCCATTGTCTTTCTTATCTAATCTTATATATGAAAAAGAATCCTCATATTTATCACCTGGATTTTCTTTGAAACACTCGGACACACCTTCTATAACATCTTGGCTGTGTGTGGTGATAAAAACTTGACTTTTTTGTCGCGTGGCCGCTGAGAAAATTATTTTCCATATTTTTGGCATCAATGAATAATGAATCCCATTTTCAATCTCATCAATAAGAATGACGGCATTTTGATTTGATAAAATTGCAGTTAAAATTGATGTTAATTTACTAATCCCCTCCCCCATTTGTACCATAGGTATTTTTCTTTTCAATCCAACATCAACATACAATGTTGGCTGGCCACCTAAGGATAATAATGATACTCCCCTCAACGTGCTATCAATCATTTTGAGATACGTAACAAATTCATCCAGTCCATTAGCCATATCTAATTGACTGATGAAATCTGCATCATTTAAACTATTACCTCTTGCTGAGGCTGGAACAAACACTGCTGTTCGGAATGCTGGCGACACTGACTCAAGATTCATTTCAAGTTGATTATTAACTATTTGAAGTGTTGCCATTCCTTTTTTATCATTATTATTCAAGTAACTTATTTCAACAGCATTTTTAAAAGTAGAGGCTGATGATAAAACCGAATTCATTGGCAAATTATTCTGATTAACAGCCATAGTTTTATTCTTAGCTGAAACCATAGTATATTTAGCCACATCTTTAAAACCGCTTCCCTTAGTGGTTATAACAAATGGCTTATCTATGTTGAAATTATAAAAATATGGATGGAATATATATTCTGGCTTTACTTCAACCTGCTGAACCCCACGTCTAAACAAAGGACGTAAAAATACATCACCAGCTAATCTATCATGCTGCATGAAAATCGCTTCAAGAATAGAGGTTTTCCCCGTATTATTCATCCCAGCAATTAAATTAATTCTTTTTAAATTATT